ATGAACCTCGCAAACTTATCTCAAGAAGAAAAAGACAAAATCAATGTCGATTTAGCTGCTTCAGGTGTCGCATATAAAGAACGACTCAATATGCCAGTTGTTGCGTCCGAAGTTGAACGACAACAACCAGTACATTTACGAGCGTACTTTAACGAACGATTAGCGTTTTATCGTGAGAGAAGTAAGAAGTTGCCTGATGGGAATTCAGTGCAGTATTTGAAAACAGAGTGATTAGTGATCTTAGTTAGATGTAGTGATATTATCCCAAGAATTTATTAATTGATAAACTATACATAACTAATATGCAAAGTAAAAATTTTAGAACAGATATTAATGGACTCAGAGCTATAGCTGTTATTGCTGTGGTTTTTTTTCATTTCAATAAAAATATTGTTCCAGGTGGGTTTGCTGGAGTTGACGTGTTTTTTGTCATATCTGGCTATTTAATGACATCAATTATTACAACTAGGTTGAATGAAAATAAGTTCAAATTATTAGATTTCTATATGTCTCGAGTGAATAGAATAATTCCACCACTTTTATTTATGATTTTCATTGTCATGGTTTTTGGGTGGTTTTTTCTTTCAGCTTTAGATTATAGATCACTATCAAAACATGCTGCGAGTAGCATGCTTTTTTTATCTAATTATATATATTTTTTAGAATCAGGGTATTTTGAATCATCATCATATGAAAAGTGGTTATTACATACTTGGTCATTATCTGTTGAATGGCAATTTTATATTATTTATCCGATTATAATAACAATGCTGATAAAAGCATTTGGCTTTAGTAAAACTAAAAAGATATTATTGCTTCTAACGGTTATCGTTTTCTTCTACAGTATTCACCAAACTAGGGCAAATCCTAATCTATCATATTTCAACTTCCCATCACGTGCATGGGAAATGCTCATTGGTGGGGTTGCATTTTTATTTAAACCAAACTTAAACTATATACAAAGGAAGGCTCTTTTAATTTTAGGATGTCTATCCATCCTATGTTCTATTGTATTTTTTAATGAAAAAACACCGTGGCCAAGCGCATATACATTAATTCCCACTATTGGTACTTATTTAGTTATTATTGCTAATTTGAATGATGTAGCTATTTTCAAATTAAAATCAGTTCAAATAATAGGGAAAACCTCATACTCTATTTATTTATGGCATTGGCCGATTGTTGTTTTTGGGTATTTTTTTGGAATTTCAAATTGGCTATTTGTAGGTGTGCCACTATCATTTATTATTGGGCTTTTAAGCTACAAATTTATTGAAAGTAAAAAGTATTTTTTCCCATCAAAATACCTACAGTTAGCCAAGTCTAAAGTATTATTTCTATCATTTTTTTCTATTGTTACCTATTCCTTTGTTTTTTTTAACAATGGCATGGATGTTGAGTATAGAAAGTTAGTGTCTAATAGCCGTTATGAGTACATAAATAAATTCAGTAGAGATAACTATCTCAATGATGCAATACGCAAAGAGTACATGGATGAATGTAATTTTTATGACGACAAGTTAAAGCAAGCTAAACCTATAATAGCTTCAAATTGCACATCTAAAATAAATAATGATGGGGTGTTACTTTGGGGTGATTCTCATGCGCAAGCATTATCTCATGGATTAAGGAATATATTACCTAATAATATGCCTTTTAGCCAAATTGCCACATCAGCATGTAAACCATCTTCAAAAGTAAATACTCTTAATGATGAGTTCGCTAAGGCATGTAATTTATCTAACACAAAGGCGATTGAGGTAGCTATTGAGCAAAACCCCAAATTTATTATTTTTGCCCAGCAAAACGAACATGATAAGACGGATTATGAATCAATTATTAAGACTTTAAGGAAGAATAATGTTACATCTAAATTTATTCTCATAGGTCCGGTGCCTCAATGGAACCCATCTCTTCCTCGAGCCATTGCGTTACGTCATCCTGACCGGGAGGAATTGGAGTTTAACGATATTTCCTTTGATAAATCACTTATTGATACTGATAAAAACATAAGATATTTTAACACTAGTGATGACTTACAAGTCATCTCAATACTAGAGAAACTTTGTCAAGACAGTGTGTGTATCGCTAAAGTTGATAATAATAACACTCCTCTTGTCTGGGATTATGGTCACCTTACTTTAGAAGGTTCACTGTTTATAGCAAACAATGTATTAAAAAAACATCTAAACCTTTAATTATATTATTAATGGGCTAGAGAAAACATTCATTAGCCCATGATGCCATATAATCTATATGGTCGCTAAATGTCTGCTGTTAACGCTTTATCGATATCTGCTAATGCGTATAGAAAGCAAAATAGTGAATACCTATTATAGGTGATATTATTATTTAAACTTATTAACATATAAAACTTTACATATGCATAAAATGAAAAAACAAAATTCACTTCATGGATTGACAATATTTAGGTTTGTAGCTGCTGGTTATGTGTTTTTATTTCACTGTAATTCAAGATTGCCCTTAGATATGCCTGATTGGATGAGGTTAGTGGTCAATAATGGCGCCATTGGAATGAGCTTCTTTTTTGTTCTATCTGGTTTCGTTATGGCTTGGTCATCAAGAAATGGAATTAGAAGCGATTACATAAAAGCCAGAATTATGAGGATCTATCCAGCGTATTTCCTGATGGGGGTTTTAACCATCCCTTTCTTGGTTGATAAAGATCCTCGTGGCATAGCATCTGGGTTAGCCTTATTTATCACAGGAACTCAGGCTTGGATACCTCAAGCATTTTCATTTTGGAATTTTAGTGGTTCGTGGTCAGTATCAACTGAACTTTTTTTCTATTTAGTTTTCCCAATTATATTTCCATTGATAATGGCAAAACCAATAAGAACCTTAGTTATAGCCTTTGTTATAACCAGCGCAACAGTGCCGATAACGATGATTTTTAGTGATAAATACACATTCCCACTATATTACTCTGTACCAATTTACAGATTAGCTGAATTTATCTGCGGCGTTGCTATCGGTGTTATTTTCTTTAAATACAATTACATTTTCAGTAAGAAATGGTTGCTTTTGTCATTGATCATATCTATTTATGCGTTGCTATTTTTATCACCAGTGCACAATAGAGGGTACACTCAAAATAATTTAACGACTGTCTCCATGACTATGTTATTAATATATGTTTTAGCCTCTAGTAATATAGTTAAAAATAAAATAACTATAATCCCCATTTATTTAGGGAAAATAAGTTACTCATTTTATTTAATGCAACTACCTATAATGTTCTTTTTTGATAAATATAAATATATGTTCAATGGCATTGATAATGTGGACATGTGGATATATGCGGCAATCATAAACACCGCAATGGCTATGCTGTCTTACCACTTCGTAGAGGAGAAATTTTCAATAAAAAGAAGATGATAATATAACCCTGACAAAAGATGTCAGGGTTTTGCCTTATATCCGCCTAAAACTAGACCACACTCCAGCAGTTTTTATTCTCACATACATCAGCATGTCCTTTTCTAAAATAATTTCTTGTTTACCATAACTCAATGGTTCCAAGTTATTTCTATTTTGAACAATGGTTGTTTTTACATAACCAAGCTGATGATCTGGTGGTGAAACACCAATGTCAGATAGTGTATCAACATATATCTCCCCACTTCCTAAATTATCTAACTGTTCTCTAGTTAAAGATGTTTTATAACACTTAAGATCTTGATTATCAGTATATCTGCAACTTAACGTTCCGTAGTTATTTATTCTAGAGTGGTTGTTTTTTGTAATGACGGCACTTTTTTCTGGGTAGAGAGAATTGCTGTAGTATGAATTACCAGATAGTGAATTGGAACTTACTATCGTTGGCTCATCATACTCTAATGCTGTTTTGATAATAACTGGTGATTGAGGTGAGTTTACCCTTGCCTTTCCTGTTTTTTCAGCCGCATTGTTCCTAAAAAATGTATTACTAGAAATAACGCTTCCAGATGAGTGGTTTATTATAATATCACCAACACCAGTATCAGCCGAATCACCATTTGAAAAGAAATTAGATGTTAATGTTGATGCTAATAAACTGCCGCCAATATTAATGCTTTCCATTGCTGGAATAAAGAATCTGTTATCAGAAATAACACTCCGCCTTAAGCTTCCTATTATTTTTATTGGGGTGCCAGTTGCAATATCTGACTGCAATCTGGTATTTCCGTCAAAGTAGCAACCTATAATTTGTAGGTGAGTCATATCATTTGTAGGTGAATAAATACCAGCTTCATTACCTGGCACGATCTGAACTCCTGAAAAAAGATTCGATGCTGCCAGTAAATAAACTGAAAATCTACGATTGTTCGACCATATTATTGCCGGCTCAACAATATTATTGTCTGGTGACTCAAGGCGCAGTGTTGATTGGAATAACTTTGACTCAATTGAATTTGAATATGAATTATTAAATAACCTCAATCCAAACCTCAAGTCCAGCCTTTCATCTTTGCTCAGTGATCCATATATCTGCTGATAATCATTGCTTGGTATTATCTCAAAATCGATTAATGATCTTGTCACCTTCTCACATACTATTGACCAAGAATTGGCCCTATCTTTTCCTCCATCGATTATTCTTACTCTAAATTCAGTATCAGCAATCTCGTTGTTTCCATCGTTTATGTAAATACACTCACCGACCTCATTGATGTAATGAAGAACTGCTACACGACTAGAATTAACGCCATTATTACTTGTTATTTTTGTTGTTTTATTAATAAAATACTTACCATCATTAACATAAACTGAGCCGTAATTTATCGCCCCCTGCAAGCCTTTCGTATCTTTTGTGGCATTGCTAATTTCTCCATCACCAACAGCCCCCCACGCGCGAGGATCGCACGGCATCTTTATGTTTTGCTTCAATTGCAATCCGTTATGTAAATTTATAAATTTACCGCCATCTTCAATACCTGTGTCAGCAGGAACCACAGTAAAAAACAACTCCCCTGAATTGCCGTTTTCGTAGTAATTCTCAGCTGATACTCTATCTCCAATTTTTAAATTTAAATTAGAAATAATATCACCTAAACTTTTAAATCTTCTAACTACAACATTTATCTCTGAACGTAAACTAGCATCACCTATACTCATCCAAGCATTAACGCCAATACCACCAGAACTTTCAGGAGTTGAATCAACAGGAACTATTTTTGGCAACGCACCATCCCATCGGTAGTATTCGCCATTATCTTCCCAGAGAAGAACATCGTTAGGATTGATGATGGTATTACCCGATTCAAAAGACCTCTTCGTGATATAGCCATAGTTAAGCATTGCCTGTTTTGATAAATAGTTAATACCATCTATTGTATAGTGTTTTTTACCAAAACGGTCAGTGTAAAAGTGATTACTTGATGTAACGAACTCATCCACCTTTCCTGCATTAAATTTTAGGTCACTTGCAGATTCACTTGGAACTGGATTTTGTGTTGGAATTGTAGACATAATTTTTCCCAATAAAAAAGCCAGCACTTAGGCTGGCTATGATTGAAATGAATTTAATTAAACGTTGTAATCTTTCTTTGCAGAAAAATACTCACTTGCTGTAATGCTGAAAGTTCCATCCGCATTAGGCTTTTTGTCGCTTACAATCCATCTCATTGAGTCCATTTCAACGATATTGGATATAACGTAACGTGACGGAGATTGAACACTCATGCCGTCATAAATATTTAGCTGGATATCAGGTACATCAGCGATAAATCCGTAAGCTGTATCGCTTCTTGGTGTGGCTTTAAACCTTTCTGTCGTATTACCTAGATGATCAGTGATACAAACAAACATCTCACCATCAAAGACAACTTTTTCATTTGTTGAAAATTGATTTCCGATCCTCTCAACTATATAACCCGCCTGTTGATTCTTATCGTATGTGTCAGCAACAATAATTAAGTCTCCTGGATAAACATAATCACCATCTGCGAGGGTTTGCACGCTGATACTCATACGCTGATGTATTAACCTATCCATTTCCAACAGCGCCCTATCTATCGCCTGATACTCATTGCGACATCCGTGGATGGTTATTTTGTTAGGGTTTTTAGCGGGTTTGTTAATTATCTTGTTATCTTCAATACGATATTTAAGGTAGGTTTTTTTGTTTGTTTTAGGGTTTACGTATTCGATTTCAACACCATCATTACCGCTCGGCATTGTCATATCATAAGAGAGTGAGAATCCGTTTCCTGTCGTGTTAGCTCTATTAAAGGTTCCAGATGGATATTGCTTTTCCTCCTCACGAGTAAATGTAAGTACACCGTTATCCCAAAATGAAATAACACGAGCAACATTGCATATTGTTTCTATGCGTTGACCAAGTGACACATCTTCATCATCAAACGTGTAATCAAAATATCCTAAACGCTTATCTGGAAGTGATTCATAGATTGAATACAAACCATATAAATCTATGGTACTTTCTGGCTGTCCTGCGGTAACTAGCCAAGTGTGAGCGACCGCATCAGCAAATGATCGTGATGGTCTTAATGTATAATCAACGCTACGGCTATTCATGTCGTAACTAATAACATGACGTGTAGCCAGTGCGTTGTATTTACGCTCTCTTGTTCCCGTTGGTGCCTCCGTTGCCCTCACTGTTACCTTAACAAGTGTATCTTCTTCATGTACTTCGTTAATTCTCTCTCTAACAATAAAGACTTCCTCTAGCTTAAGAATGCTGTGATCATTACTGTTTTCTAATCGAGTTAGTTGAAGCGCATATCTTCCATATCCAGCTAACGGCTTGAATTTTTCCGTTAGATAGTATGTTTTTGTTTTTGGTGCAGATGGGAACCCTCTATTGAATGACTCTCTTGTTCCAGCTACTTCATTGTTATTCTCATCAACTTTCCAGAATTCAATTCTTGCATTAGCATAATCGCCATCACCAAGTTGGGCATTTAAATGCACCCATAACTCACCACCATCAAGTGGAGAGAAGAAAGGCCCTACTGTCAGGAATTGGTTGTCATAGAGAATAAACTTTGATGTGTTGACTATTGCATTAGGCGGTAGAGTTGCCAAATCACCACCGGTTAAATTAGTGAAAAAGAATTCATAGTAATATTTTGGTGAAATAATAGCGCCATCATCACTTTCTTTCGCATCAGATAGATAAGCATCAACCTTAATATCCTTTGTAACCGAACCCTGCGGAGTATCATAAGTCACATTAACAACAAGGCTTACTGATCTAGGCTTTACGATATCCATAAAATATCGAAACTCATCTTGTTTCTCTATCTTTATGGCCGCCTCACCACCTTTAATTTCACCAGAAATAACATTGTTAGCAGTAGCCTCATATTGTGGAATTTCGTCACTTTCATTTGGCCCTGGTATCTCTTGGCCGTCAACATCAGGGAATTCGAAACCCTCGAATATCTGCGGAATTACTTCACCCGGTTGGAATATCTGATAACTGGCACCATCAAGGGCGATTAATTCAGACTCTGAATATTTCACATTCTCAATCGTGTAGTAACCGATGCCAAAGTTCATCCATTCAGTAACCATCTTTTTATTGTCTATGTATTCAAACATTGATTGCTGAATGAGATCGGGGAAAGCTCTAACTTGTCCGTGAATTTCAGGCCTAGCCTGATATGTTCTCGCTATATTGGTCTGGCCTGTTAATCGGTTATTAGGGCTTTCCTTTGCATTTACATCCGCCGCGCTAAATGATGGTGCTTTGGGCGCTAAGAATGAAAATATCTTTGAAACAAACTTAAATACTGGATTAAGAATGTCGCCAATAATCCCTTTTGGTTGGTCGAATATTTGAATGTGATGAAATTCACTAACAATAAAGTCAAGGTGATCATCGTCGTTAAGCTTTACGCCGTTAACATAGATATCAACGTCATGATGAAAGTTTTGCCCTTTTAACCAATCAAAAAAAAGAGAGCCGGCTTTTATCTCGACTCTCTCTTTTGGCACTCCAGCGACACGCTGAATTTCAATTATTGGCATATTTCATAAACTCCAACTTAGTGAACTTTCTCTCAAGAACAATCAACCTATCCATTCTCACCGATCCGTTTTCACCTCGACTATGTAATGCGTTACCATCGATAATCAAACCAATATGAGCGGGTTTTGAGCCTATATAGCCTATAAATATTCCGTTATTTTCTGGTTGATTTACTTTCTCCCAAAACTCAACTTCATTTTTATAGCAAGTAACAAAATCCGTTTCAGACTCATAGCCTGCGTCATGGTGGATCTCAATACCTAGAACGTGACGATAATAGAGAACGACGAGCCCCCAGCAATCCATAGAATCAAATGTACAAGACCGGTTTTTCCAAGGTTTACCGATAGTTTTATCGATGAAATCCTGAATTGTCATACAGCCTCCAAGCCCGGCCATTCTTGCGGTTCATAAATGCGTCCAATGTTTTTATTCAATGGGTTACTCATAGATAGCGTGACAGTGACGCTTTCATGATCCATTGACACATCTTTCACAAATAATTTCCATCGAGTAATGGCCGTACCTTTGTCTTTCTCGTCAAACAAGCGATAAGTAGCCTCTATTGGTGTCATCCTATTGAATGATTTCCATAGTTTAAGTTTCTGCTTAAAGTCTTTTGCGACACGGCTGAATTTAACACTGGCATCAATGATGGGCGTTCGGCTTTGCTGGCTGTCCGATAGTTCGAAATTACACGGCTGATATTCAACCCCACCTAGAACCTTTGGGAACACCTGATAAGACACAAGATAGATATCACCAAATGACGGATGACTAAATTGCAGTGTCTCATAAAGTATTCTGTTTGGCCTTTGCGCTCGATACTCTCTTAGTGTAGGCATTACAACTCCTTATACTTTGGTAGAGTCTCAGTAACGATAATATCAAGCCAACTTCCAAATGATGGCGGAAACTCAACAATAATATCGTCGAATTCATCATCTGAATTATAAAGTTTCTTGCTAATAACTTGACCGGTCCATGTTACAGAAGATCCATTAATACTGGTTTGCACAGGGTAGGAAACAAAATGCAATTCCTGCTCTTGCAACCCACTGCCTCCAAGATTAATTTTCATCCTGAACCATCGATTGCAGTTATCAAGATAGTTAGGACTTCGCAACCATTGCGCAAACGCACGCTCCTGTTGAAGTGTAAATATCCAATTCACATTCCATACAGTTTTTAAGTCATTAGTGAGCTTCTGAAATATAGGTGCGCCTACCTGTGGTTGATCTGTCAAGAAACCAGTATCTAGCGTCATGCTTTTATCGGCTTTCTGCGCTAGAGGAAGCCAGTCAGGGTAGTTAATAACCATATATCAACCTCTTGCTCTCGCTGTTGCCGATGTGTTTCTTGTGATGGATTGAAGCATAGGGCCTTTGTTATCCATATCCATAATGAATGCCTGAATAGTTAGCGTATTTCCATCTTGTGATGTCTGCGCATCAAACTTGTGGCCACTAGATGAATAGTCATTAAAAACAACATTCACATTCATACCGCCACCCTGCATATCTTTATTGGAAATAACCTTTCCATTGTCACCGGGTATCATGTATTGACGACCGTTGTTAGCCTTGAATATCTCAGGTTTACCACCTTCACCAACTCGATACATTGAACCGGCATCAACAGGGCCACCATTTTTACGAGCTCCAGCAATTGCCAATGTTGAAGCAAGACCAGTAGTTCCAACTAAACTTGCGTTAGCTGGCGCGGCATTAGCCCCCATAGTAGCAAGAGAAACAAATGCAGCGGCAGGCGCCCATGCGGAAGCAACAACAGCCGCTTCGCCCATAGATGCGGCAACGGCAGCAGCGCCCATTGTTTTACCAATGATGAAATTCTTCAGCATTTCAACACCAGTCTGAACGATGGAATTAACAACACTGTTTAGTATTGTGTTACCTAGTGATCGCATTGCATCGGCGGCAGTCATGGTACCAGTCAATAATCCAGTAATGGCATTCGATGCACTTCCTGCCATTGCATCGACAGCTGATGTAAGCATGTCAAAACCTAAGCTTTGCTGGCTTAACATTTGCCATTGCGCGGCAGTTTGCTGTTCGTTGAATTGCCGTTCCTGCGCTGTTCTTATCTGAAGGTATTGTGCGTCAGTGATTTGTTTAGCTGTCGTAAATTGCTCGTGTGAGATCTGTTGATTTGCATACGCTTGATTAATGATTGCCATTTCATCCGCATAATACTTATCCATGAGCGCTAGTTTTTTAGCGTTCTCATTTTTCAATTGCTGAACAGGATCGAACTGCGCCCTATTATCTTCAATTGGATTAGCTGAAAGTTTGGCGTTTTCTTCTGCTATTTTTCGGGAATACTCGCTTGCTATTTCAAGGCGTTTAATTTGATGAAGTTCAAAAGATATATCTTCACTAGCTAGTAGCTCATCTAGCGTGTTTAATCTTGACTTTCTCTCTTCATCTAGCTTTCTTATCGTGTCAATCTCAAGAGCAAGCTCCTTGTTTTTAGCTGCTCTCTGTATATTGTACTTTTCTTCTGCTAACTGCTTTGCGGTTTCAATTTGACTTGATGTTGCAGTGTCACCAAGAGACTTAACTGCGTCATACCTAGCCATTTCAAGAGAGCCGTCTTTGTAACCTTTGTTTAAAAGCTCAATTTCTTCTCTTTGACGCTTTAATGCTTCATAAGCAGCGTCTGTGGCTTTGGTTGATTCCTTTGTTTTGCTGTTGCGCTCTGATTCAGCGTCTCTTGCCTCTTGAGCTGTAACAGCATATTGTTTTAACTTATTAATTTCCTTATCATCAGTAATCCCATTATCTTCTGCGTAAAACTCAACCTGTATTTTCCTTTTTTCAATCTCGCTTTTGGCGTTAGCTAATCTAGCTTCTCGCTCAAATGATTTCTTTAGATCTAACCCTTTCTCTGAGAGTTCAACAGTCAATTGAGTTGAGTTAAAACTTTCTTTTGCAGCAGTTGCCTCCTTTATCTGCTGTGTAATCCTTCCAAAAGCTGATTTCTCAATATCAAGAGTTGTTGCACTCTTAACACTTAAATCAATGGCTTCTTTTGCTTTCCTGTTGTATTCATCTTGAGCGTCTGTGAGGTATTTTGTGGTTAACTCTAGACGCTTTCTATTTGTAGATAAATCACCTTCAAGCTTTGTAATTTCACGCAAGATCCTTGTGGTGTTTTTATCAATAAGCTCTGGCTGGTCTTTTAATGCTGTTTTTTGTAATTCAAGTTGAGCTCTTAATGCTGATAGCTGTTTTTCCTGCTCTTTCATCTCAAGGCGTAGTAGCTCTTGTTTATCTCTAGCATCTTGAGCATCTCTAGCAATCTCTTGATATGAAAGCTCTTTTAATTTTACTGTTAACTGATCTATGCTATCAGCAAAATCTCTAGCCTCTTGTTTTGCTTGCTCTGATTTCTGATAGAAGTAATAGATTGCGGCACCAGCTAACATGGCCACACCAGCAGGGCCACCTAACATTCCCATAGCACCACGCAACAAACCCATAGATAATGATGCAGCTCTTGCTGCGGCTGCTGAGTTTGCCATTGCTGCTGTTTGCGCTTGGGTTGCTTGGGTTAATGTTATTGCAGCTTTTGAGGCTAATGATTTTTTAGCGATTAAGTTATCAAGAGCGGTTGCCTCCGCTAACGTTCCTTTCGCAACGTTATACTCTGCTTGAGCGAGAGCAACGGCCGATCTGGCAGAAGCTAAATCTGCCTGAGCCTTTCTGACTGACATATTTGCAGCATACTCGCTGGCTTTCGCTGATTGCAGTGTGGCGACTGACTCTTGACGCGAAGCGGCTGCCATCATAATTTTTGACTTGGTAGCCATAGCTAATGCGCCAACATATCTTGAGCCAACCACCGCGGCGATTACCGTCAAGACAGAACTAAGCTCATCTAAATTCTTACTAACCGTAATAACCGCATCACTAAACGCACTAATGGTTGATTTTATTGTTGTATTTTCACCAAGGAATTTAGTTAAGTTATTCCCTGCTTCTTGAAATGACTGTGACATTGTTCGAGTGGTTTTGGCAAACTCCTTACCGACTGCATCCCCCTGAGACAATAACCCTTTTACAACAACATCAGTGGTCAACTTGCCTTCTGCTGCCATTTTACGAAGCTGACCTATACTTACTCCTAGTGAATCAGCAAGTGCAACCATCAAACGGCTACCCTGTTCCGCTACCGAGTTAAATTCCTCACCACGGAGAACGCCAGAGGCGATACCTTGTGATAGCTGAATAATGGCGTTTTCTGCTTCCTGTGCAGTAGCACCAGAGACGATAAAACCTTGGTTAATAATTGATGTTAATTTTGCCAAGTCCGCTGCTGATGTGTTGTATTCTCTCGTTCCTCGCTCTAATCGCGCGTAGAGTGTTGCTGTGGCATCAAGGCTAGATCGCGTTGCTTGAGAGATATCAAATACTCGCTGTGTGACATCAATCAGTGATTCACTTGCGCGAACTGAGTTAGATAGTTTGTTGTTTAATTCAGTCCACGCCTCGGAGTAACTGACAACCATTGAAGCAGATAAATAACCAGTAAGAGCCGCCGCAACCTTGGATAGAGACTGCATTGAACGCTCTGTGTTATTTACCGACTGAGACGTTCGGTTAAAGCTACTATCCATTCGATTAAGGCGTTGCTCTAACTGCTGTTGCGATGTAAGCAATTGCCGAACATCCATTTGAACTTGATAAACAATTTCGCCTACGTTTGCCATTTATCGGATCCTTAAAATGAAAAACCCCGCCAGTTGGCAGGGTTGTATAATCTTTAAAGTATTTTACTGTGATGCTTTTATTGCGTTAGTAGTAGCTTCAATTGTTTTTTGTGACATCTCTAATGCATCATCAGAAAGCGTTTGCTGCCCCCATTTGGTAACTTTACCCTCTTGAAATGTCACAACTAACTTATCCTGAGATAACTGCTCGTTATCTACCGGAGTATATCCATAATAAACTTTACCCCAATATACCCATCTTTCTCTTTCTGTATTAACTTCAGTTCTTCTAGGGTCTCCAAGAACTGCTCTTACTTGATCTTTATCCATTCCTAATGAAAGCATGGATGATTTCTGATTGTAGTTAATTTGCTTTTCTTGTGCGCAACCAGAAATAACCATGGCAGATAAAACCAAAAAAGAAGATATTAATAACCTTTTCACAACACCATCCTCGTTAGTTAATTTGTTATTATGTTATATAGATAGTGATGCAAAAGAAAGCAAACTAACTCATTTACGTTTTCTACTCACTAATCTACGCTTACCGCTGATCAGCTCATCATTACGTTTATCATCTTGCTTCATGATGTTGTCGTACTCTTCTTTAGTGAAGCCTTTCTCATCGGGATATTTAGCCCTGAGCATCATCTGAAATTCAGTCATGGTTAATTGCTCGGCTTCTTCTCGATTCATACCAAAATGAGCACGAGCAGAACTAATGTAGTCAATTGCCATGAACTCATCTGAGAATTCGTTTTTACCTTCATTGCGTTGAAGTTTGCGGATCTTCGCTTTACCGATAATTCCGTGAGTGAATAATTCTCGGGCAATGACGATAATGTCAGCAATTGGCATCTTGCCGTTTTTATAGACGATACCGCGCTTACCTAATTTCCATTCACCAATGATTTCCGAACAATCGTCATCACAGCACGCCTGCATAACCATCATTGCAGTTTGTAGGATATTGCGTCCGTATGTTGGTTTACTAATGGCCTTTATTAGCCACTCAGGAATAACCCTGTAATTCATTACTGCACGAGTAATTAATTCTTGCACCTCTGCGCCATTTAGCTGACCGTAGGCTTCCACAATCTGCTTAGGTTCACCAATTCTTGTCATATTGATGAACGATGGTCTAAATAAGTAATCATTTTTATCAGTAGAGATAACCATCTCACCGACTTCTAAAATAGGCGTCATAATCCCTCCTGAATATTATCAAGGGCACTCAAAAGCACCCTTTGTAATATTAAGCAGCGGTAACAGTGACCACGCATTTGGCTGTTTTACTACCATCTTCGGATGTGACAGTGATATTTGCAGTACCTTCGGCAACGCCACGCACAGTGACCACATTCACAAGCTGAGTAACTGTTGCAAAATTCGACTTATCGCTTACAGCGGTGTAGTTTTTGTTCGTCGCATCGGTTGGGGTAAATTTGACAGTAAATGTCTTAGTTTCACCCACTTTTACAGACAGAGTTGCCGGCTCGACAGCAATACTTTCAACCACGATTTCTTCTTGTAGCCATTCAACCGTTTCTGCATCAGCAACTTTCAACTCACCTGAATAAGTGGAAATTTCTTTTGTTGGAAACTCCATTGACCATGATGTGAATAACATATAGCCCTGAACAACATCAGAACCATCACCTTTCATATCAAGCTGAACCCAGTAATCTGGCTGGCGACCAGCTTTAATTTCATCAAGGATTTCTTTCGCAATATCGAAAGCAGAAGTAGAGCCAGTTACGCCAGCTTTCTTCAATTCCCCATCAAAACTAATGGTGAAGTCAGCACCAGTGACGATTGATTCTGTTAACCCTTTGATATCATCAGCATTAGACGTTACCGTCTCCATACCAAAATCGAATGACTTGCTTGTTAATGCACCTAAGCGTAAGAACTGATCTTGTGCTGGTACTTGGTCAGGGCATCCTTTTGCAATACGGATAATTCCCGCATTACCCATCACCAACCCTTTTTTGTCAGGACATTGTGACATGTTATAACCTCTTTATTTGCAAATAAAAAAAAGGCCGCTTATGCGACCTATTGGGATGTGTTTAATTTAAGATGTACAGCGGAAAGAAAGCTTGAGGATAAACCGACCTTCTTCTGTTGGTATGGGCCTTGGTAGGCCACCTAAGTTGTAGATTGAATTGAGTTCGCAATCTAATGAGTTGTTAGCAACGTAATTTAGAATTTCATTAGCTCTTATCAGTGCAGGTTCAGGATCATGCTGTGCAGACACAAGAACAAGCGTCACGAAATCATCAGCGCCCAAATCAGCAAATCGACCGCTACCATCATCAGGCTGAATAACAGCATATTGCTGAGTCTTTTCGTCTTGTTGCTCATTCCACGTTAGGTATTGAACGATAAAGCCATCGAGCAGATTACCTCCGTTTAAGTAGCGCTCAAACCTCTCATGTATCATATTTGAAGCTCCCGTCTCACCGCGTCATCAATAGCCTTGCGTTCATCTTCAAAACCACGAGATAAGAACTCTTTACGAGCACTTGAGCGCCTAAAGTTTTGCTTGATTCTTGGATCATGAACATAAACCGCGTAGTTTGCTGTGTATCCGACGCGACCGGTTACTCTGGTGCCATTAACAGTGACCTCTCTGAATTGAGAGTTGATAAGTGTTGATGTATCAATAGGTGTGTATATAGCCGCCTGAGCACTACCAATCAGTAAAGCTGACTGAATAGCTCTCATCACTTTTTTACCCTGTATATCACCAACGAGCGCTCTAAGGTTTGCGTTAGCCTGAGAAATACCCCTTACTTTTGCCCCCATATCACACCGCCGTTATCAGAGTGTAGTCATCTGCAATATGCTCGAATAAATCCTCATCACGTTTGATGAATTTGATTTCATCAGCACCGGAAGATAACGGATCGCCTGAGCGCTTACCGATAGCGATAAAGTCACCTTTTTTAGCATCAGCATACTCAGTCCAGAAAACCAACTTAATGGTAATTTCAGAGCCAACATCCAACTTTCCAGATTTAAGCTCACTACCATAACCACAAAGAAAATGAACCGGATCAGAGAATGTAACTTTGCCGTATCTATCTTTTCCGTTTGGTCGCCATAAAGTAGCCCACGAGGTGTAAGCCCAATTTGCAACTGAACTCATTAGACACCTCCAATCACCCGAAAAAAACCTACCGTTTTACTAGATAATGGCAAATCAGCAAGGCATCCTGCACTATCCCATGCGCGGATCTGGTTCAGTAGATAATCAGTACCGGAAGAATCATATGCGAAAGAACGAGACGCCCCGTTAGGAGCGCTCTGTGATGATATCTTTCGTGCGCCAGACAATGAGGCCAGCCGCACAACGGTATAAATCAGCAGCAGTTTCTGCGTGGTTTCGTCGTAGTTGGCTTCGAGACATCCGGACTTTGCATTAACCTGAATCAGTAACAGCGACAGCACAGAATCAGGCAATGTAAACCCGAGTTCCGCGATCATCGGCTTTACGTCATCAAGAGTTATCCCCATCTGATTTACCTTTACCCTTTTTCTTCTCTGGCGTGGCGACTTCGAGTTTTCGTTCTTCGATTCGCTCTACCAGACCAGCCCGTAGCCATGTTTCTGCGGTTTCTTCTGAGACTTCCAACTGAGCACCAACCTCTTGCTTTTTGAGGTCGGCACCAGCAAAGAAGTTACTTGAAATAACCTTTACCAGTGCCATGAATCCCCCTTAATTACCTTTCGCGTGCACTACTGAGAAGTGACCGCTGATGTCCTGTTTAACCATCAGACCTGCAGCACCCCATGTACGCCATACATAGTCAGAGTTATAGAACTGGCGTGGATCTGCAACAGTACCAAATGCCTGGCCAACGATAGGAGCAATAACACCAGCACTAATAGGAACAATCAGAACTTCGTTACCTTTCAGTTCGTAATCTTCCTTAATGTCTTTGATACCAGTGATTTTCTTGATTTCCTCAAGAATGGTGCGTGTCTGGTTAACGTCGAAATATACGCTTTCCCAGTTTGATAGGATTTCACCTGACACATACCAAGTTTGCTCACCGTATTGCAGGTTTTGCAGTTTCAGTACATCACGCAGTTTGATGATCTCAGTGCGGATTTTCTTACCATCTTGCTCGGTTGCGAAATTAACATTCAACGTCACTTGAGCAACACGCTCATCACTACGCAAGCCTTTAAACGTCTTACCATCAAACGCAATAAAGTTACCCGCAGCATCTCGGAAACCGTTCCAGATGAAGTCGAGGTATTTACGACGAACAGTATCGACAGAGTCTTTCTGCGCATCAGATAAAGAAGCCAGTGCAGAGCCTTTGCCGAAAATCGGGTCACGCCATGTGAACTTAAAGCCAGTGTCATGAATTGGCACCATTGTTCCATCGAAGCTATAAGCGCTAGCCTCAAGTAACGCACCGACCTGACCACTCATTGACGTGTGAGCCACACCTCCGCCGCCTTTACGCGCATACTCATAGACTGACTCATCAATACGAACTGAACGAGATAGGCCCATAAGGTCGTTTAACAAAGTGAATTCAGTGTTTGGCTGGAATTCAGCTAACACAGTCTGGTCATACGCTTTGTACAGGCGTTTAATGTCATCCACCGCATTGGCAGCATCTAGAACTGGCAAATTACGAGCGCGAGAAATAAAGTCAGCCACAGCCTGAGCAGATGAGTTACGCTCCAAACTCAACGCACCGAATTGCGCTTGGTTGGCTTCAAGGTTCCCCGTTTCGGTTGCCTTCTTAGTTGAAAAATAAAACATTCAGTTCTCCTTACTTGAACACAACACGAACCAGATCACCCGCTTCAGCGGTTAATGCTGTATCTTCTTCGACATAGGCAAATGCTGCTTCGCCTTCTGCACCAGTTGCCAGTGTGATTTGACCATTAGCAACAATAACCGCTTGGCCTTTTTTGTATGTGCCAGCAGCGGCACGTACGTTTAGAAACATAGCCTGTAGAGGGTGTATACCAATCAACCAATCACCCGCTTTAATTGGATCATCTACCGTTCCACAGCGCAGATAATCAAAGTTGGCCACATACAAAATGTTCGCTTCTTTACCATCGACTGACGGCGTGAATTTAGCAGTGGCCTCATCATAGAAACCGATAACACCTGCTTTAGTGTCAGCTGCAGCCGCACCTTCACGATTTAATAGCGGATTAGGAAATACACCACCCGCATGAATTACACGTTTTTTATTCGCCATGTTCTACTCCGGCATATCTGAAACTGATTGAGAGGAATTGACTTGTTGGAATGAACCATTCAGTCCATGTGATACATTGCATTGCGCGTATAGCTCTTTCAAAGGGTCGCCACTTAGCGCATTAACAGCGATGTCAGACATGCTGAATTTGGCTTTCACAGCTTCACGCATCGCATTTACTTCTTTGTCTGCATTAGCATTTAACTGGCCTTCGAGTGTGTCAATTTTGTCTGTTAGTGGTTTAATTGCCGCATTCACTGCTGCTGTAATAGCATCCGTGTTTGTTTCGGTATCTTTTTCCTTCTCTTTTTTCTCACGCGCAGCTTTTTCTTCTGGCGTTTCCTCTTTCTTTTCTTCGGTGTTCATTTGGTTGTACGCATCCAGTAATTCAGCATCAGATTTACCTTCTGTTTCGATGCCTTTCGCCTTCAGCGCATTCGTGATGATTTCTTTCATCGGGTTAGTTTCCTTATTGGTTTTAACTTCGTACTCTGTTGGCTTGCGCACAACTTCGATAGGCTCACCAACGAGTTCGGCGTCTCCGTCATCGTTCATGAGGTATTTTTGTTGGTAGGTTTTACCTGATTTGTAGTAAATGAATTTATCGGGCCACACCATTTCGGGATAAGGCCAATCATCCCCACTGGAAGCGTTACGCAATGCAGCACGCAATGCAGAATAGATGTCTTCAAATGAGAATGAGTTGTTAGCGAAAAAGAACTTAGCCTTGTTGAATAATCCTTCTTGTGTGAAGTTTGCGGCGTCAATCAACTTCACTTCTTCAACGTCTAGCTTCTCGCCCTCGCTATTAACGAATACTCCAATCCCTTCCTCTGGCGTGCCAGCTGGTTGCTCGTGCAACAGTATTGCAATGTGGTCATACTGTTGATTGGTTGCTATCCATTTGTACTTTTTCCCGTTTGGTGCCTTGCCATTTGCTTGCAGCCTATTGAGGTTTAATCCTGTAGATATTCCGATTGGCTCAACATCTTCGCCATTCATCATCTTATCTAGCCGCTCAATGACCTCTCTGCCGCTTTCTGACCCTTCAGCAAATCGCTTATTGACGTACATATCAATTAATACGCGACCATTTTCCTTTCGTGGGTTAGCTGAATACGCTCCGATGTAATGCTCGTTGATGGCATCAACATCACGAGCAGTCACATAATTACCATTTACTTTCGGATGACCGTATGGCATAGGTACACGGTCTAGGCTCTTATAGCCCTTGTCGTTTTCAGCTGTCGGATATAGCCCCTCGTTTAACACGCAATCGTCATACAGCGGGCACACGTTTTTGACGACGTAGTGCTCGACGTTATTGATAGTTTTGATTGATATGTTTGATGAGGAATTGATAGCCGACAGCACATTGACGCGAGTGCGCTTCATGTGTTGGCCTCTCATGTTAATCTCAGGAGGGTAAAACCCACCAAACATAGGTAGGTTTTATTGATTTAATCTAAAGTTATTATTTGCAACTCATATTGTTCCAGCAACCCTTCATAAAATTCAAGTAGCCATTCATATTCCCTTTCATCTCTTGCAGATATTTTTGCATCAGCAAAATGCCTTTTTTCCATATCTGTTAGCAGCCTATTTTTATAATGTGAATTTGGTACAACAATTGAATTAAACGCAAGATCTACATTTCTAACAGAACTTGCACCTGTTATGGGGCTCTCACCTAAAAGGGTTACTTTTTGGGAATTAACTCTCACCTCCCTTTCCCATGTAAAATCTATCCCATAAGGCCTATGACTATCTCTAAATAAAGGCTCGTGTATCATCCATCTCCACTTTAACTCTTGCGGAAGTAATTCATAATCAGCGCGAGAACAATAAAAAACCTGAGCCCCTCCAAGGGTATATATGTCTTTTTTTGAAAACTCTAGACCAAACGGCTGATACTTGGAATTATCGCCAGTAATAAATGATATGGGTGATTCAGTAAAACAAATGCAAGAGTGCCCATTACTCAACCCTTGGCTTGCTCCTGACCTCAGTTCAAAGCTAGAGAGTATGTTTACAAGGGTGGTGTAAGCTGATTCATACCACTCATTAATTCCCCCATAGTTTATATTTGCTTTTGCCCAGTGATATAAGTACCCTGAACTATCTTTTCTTTTAGACATTTATGCGCTCCTGAAATTAATCAATATCAGGATGCCACTCATCTCTTTGTTTTACCAATCTCTCTATCACGACTTTATTAAATAACTCCCCTTCGCCATTAAGTAACACTGGCTGATTAGCGCAGTAGCAGTTATAGCGATTACCGTTGATTGAGTAGAAATACTCCACATCCTCAACAGAGAATATCTTCCCGCTACGTGCTGCATGACTCGGTCTTGTTGTTGGCTTAAGCGCTGATATCCATAAGATGCCAGTTTTCAGTCCTAACCTTTCGCTAGCCCATGTCGTTTCATTCCAGTTCGCCCTACGAAGTGCGCCTACTTGCTCAGTCTGTGCGATAGCCTTTGCTCTGGTCATTGATACATCTAAACGTTGACTAACTATCCGCGCTGTTTCGCGTGGGTTGATACCTCGCGCTATCGATGTGCCAATTACATTAGCCAAGTCAGTTCTTGCAGCATCAGACAGTCCGCGCCAATCGCTATAAGTAGAGACAAATGCCGCCGCAACCTGATTCTGATAAGCTGGCTGTGATAATAGGTAAGTGATTGTTGTTTGCTGTGCGTAGACTTCAGATTGAACAGCTAAGTTAGTGTAGGCATTCAATGTGCCGCGTTCATACTCATCAGATACATATCCAAACGCCCACAATCGCTCGTCGCCACCTTCGAGAAGGTAGTCATCAAGTATTGATTGCAGTCTTTCTAGGAATCTAGCGTACTCTGTAGGGCGCTCCGCTAGGTCATATATATAAACGCCAGCGTTAACATTAAAAAGCGAATCAGGCTCATTCTGTGCGTTTTTAGCGAGTATGTAACTTTGAGTTGGTGGTTGCGTTTTCTCTCTGCCAGTAAATGACAGGTCGAATAGTTGCTTGAGTGCTTTCTTGAGTTCGCAATACCGATTATCAATATCACGGAACATCTTTCTAACTTGCCGCCCTGATTGCGTTGGGTCAGCCTTATTTCTTGGTATTATCGGCGACCCTATCTTTTGATTCTTCATCATCGACTAATGGGTCTCCTTTTAGGCCTGATTCTGGCGGTTCGCTATTCTCAAATTCTGGCAACGTTGGGTACTCGCCAAGTGCTCTAATTTCGTTCTCCATAAGAACAGAACGACCGAAAGAGTTTTGCGTTTTCATTGCAATATCAGCAGCTTTACTCATGTTATCCAGCTTTTCAGATTGGCTAGGTGCGAGCAAATCAGACCAACTTACTGTTATCTCATCTTTTTGCTCAATAACGCCAAGCCTTCCAAATTGGTGGATCAGCTCGGTAATGACTTTTGAGAGAAATCCTTCACGCCTTGATTTACAGGTTCTAGCCCAATCTTTCATATCCTCAGTTGAAGCGCGCTCCCCTGTAATCTGGCCGATAAGCACCTTAACAGGCATGTTGATTGATGCCGCAAACTCAGCTAACAATGTGCGCCAAGTTGGTTCAGGGTCGGCAGCGGCAACAGAAAGCACGCTTGCCGAGCCTTCTTGCATTAATACTGAGGCATCAATGCTTTGATTTAGCCGTCGAACCTGCTCATCAAGCGCATCTGGAAGCCCTTCTATATTCGTTCCTAACGCTTCTGCTAATGCATTAAAATCAGTTTCTTTACTGAATGCGTAGTTAAGTTGTCGGCTGGCATTCTTAAGGAATCCCTCAGCGCTACCTCCCGAAACCTTTTCGATATCGAGTAGCTTGTTATAACCTTTTCTCAGTAAAGATACGCCAGATGACATTTTGCCATCAGCAGCTCCTTCGATAAGCGTTATAACTCTGTCAGGATGAATATCAATTATTCTAGATGGTGATCCGTCGCTATCATCCCCCACTGCCATTTCAGTAAACGAGTACATCGTTGGCATGGAGTAGTTTTCGCTTGCTTGGTCTTCATCCCAAGTTTTAACATCAAGCTGCGCCTCCCATGCAGGGATTAAGCGAACAATAGCCTTATCTTTTAGTTTTTTAACAATGCTAGTATCGACTGGCTCATCCCAAAGCCTGTTATCTTTGATTTGGATGATTAAACCAGAATATCGACCAACTAAATTGCGCTTATCAGACTCTACAACCTGCTCCCAGTGTTTTTTGAGTAGCTTATTAAGGCCTTTATCCCATTCAGTTGAGCCGTCTTGGTCTGCCTCTTCGTCACCTTCGAATATTTCAGGGTAATCAATCCAGCATCCAGAGATGTATCTATCAACCGCAGCACCGCCTAGCGCATTGCGATCATATAGCCTATAGAAATCATCAAATGTGAGATTCTCAGGCCAGCCAAACTCATTCCATATTCGAGGTCTTTTAGTGTTGCCAGTGCCTAGCGACTGAACGTAGGACATTCTAGCTCTTTGTGCGGCTTTCAATGCGTTATTAACCGCTAATGATAGCCGTTGTTGATTTACTTCCATTTTTGCCCTCATTAACGTTTTCTAACTAGCATTCCTGCATGCTTCCGTTTATTTCGTCTACTTACAGCAAAGTAACGGAACCCGTCAGCGTCATGTGATGTGTAGTCGTGAAGTGGTTTATCTTTCCAACAACCGCGCTTGTCGTCCCACTCTTTGCGATATCCCTCAAGGTGAGCAATACCTTCACTGCATTTGTGTTCATCGAACACACAAAGTGGCAGGATTTCGCGTACCGCTTCAATACCCTCATCAATTGAAAGCTTCGGCACTACTTCAAATCTCATTGAATAGTTTTCACCGTCTATTTCGTACCCTTCACGCGCTAATTCACGCCGTGATTTCGCATCAGAACCAAACTCACGGTTATCGATATCATGAGGGCCATTGTGACTTACATATGTGTAGCCTTTATCTTTCAGCACTTTCATGTAATGCCGCAGACCTTCGCCACTGTTTGAGTAGTGATCAATAACGTGGAATTCCTCACCTACCTCGCGAATAAACCAGATTGACGTTGAGTCACCCACACCAATATCCCAGTACGTGTGAACCGGTAAATGCGAGTTATCAGGAAGTGTGCCAATGCGTTTATTTTCGTACAGGAAGCGGAACTGCTTGGCGTAGTAAGCGCCTTCAACTGATTGCTGAAATGCCTCAGACGGTATTGACGGGTATTCCCGTTTCATATCGTCGCCAAGCGTTTTCTCTTTGGCGTAATACCATGCTTTCTGGCGCTCGTTTAATTGAACACCATGTTTGCTGGCTATCTCATCAAAGTAATCAACTAACCGCTGGGGCAATTGCTCCACAGGTTCAATGGAGTATTCAGGATTTTTCCACCATGAGAAGAAAAAGAACTTCCAGTCTAGGTTAGAGAGAGTCTTATTCTGAATTTGCGCTTTCTCAGCAGATTGGCAATAATCGAAGAAATAACCTGCTCGACCCTCCGCTGTGCTTTCAATCGTCGTAAAACAATCGCTTGATACCGCCTCAAATGCGCCAGTGACAATCTCACGGGCTTTCTCTGGATACTTAGCACATATCTTACCGAACTCAGAAACGTGCAAATAACGGAGTGTACCGCCACGAAATGACGTACTGATATAAAGTGATCCACCTTTGCTAAACACCAACTCACCAGCCGCATCATTACTCGCTGGGTTAGCCGTTTTGATTTCATCGGGTAGCTTGTCATAGGCATACTTTATCTTTTCCCTGAACAGTCGCTTAGCATCGTTGAGCGTGTGGGCTATCAATGCACATTTAGCCGCCTCAAATAACGCTGCGTCTAATTGGATAATGCAGACTTCTGTAGTAAAGCCAAGCTGACGAGCTTTCAGGATAATGTTTCGCGTGTGCATCCCTTCAAAGTATTCAAGTTGCTCAGGCGTCATTTTAAATCGAACCGGCTTACCTTCTTTATTGGTGATCCAGTAGAGATGATTCAATCGCCAGAGCTTATCTCTTAATAATGCAAGATGTTCTGGCTTCATGATTATTCCTTAGATAAGTCGTCCATCAGTTCTGATAGTTGGCTAGCTGTCTTATTCGGCTGAACATCATCAAGACCGTATGCTTGACGCTCAAGTCCAACCAAGTTTTTAAGTGTTTCACTTAATGCTTTAGCTGACTTAACGCGCTCAGGGAGAGATATGATTGAATGATAAATTTCATTGAGTTTATCGCGTCCGTTATCGTCAGGATTAAACATTAGATCGCCAAGCTTACTCAAAGCCGGCACATCAGCACATTCAGCAGATAGTTCATCAAATAAGTTATTAGTTAACTCTCTAGCCCTTCGAATATCTCCTCTATGTTCCATGCGGACATTAGCAATAACCTCAGCATTAGCCTCAATAAGTATCCGCTCGGAAATAGTCTTTTCGGTGGATACCTTAGTGGATACCTCTCTCTTGGATACCAGTGCTTCAGCTTTTTGGTTTATTTTTTCTTTTAGGTTTCTTTCCCAACCTTCTTTTTTGGCTCTTTTGTTAATCGCTCCATGAGTAATATCATGTTGTGAAGCGATTTCTCGGAGTGACATCACGCCAGCTCGGTAAGCCGACTCGATGGCCTCCCAATCTGGTCTTTTAGCCATATTCATATCCTCAATAACAAATTAAAAAACTCACCGTAGTGAGCTTTGTGATTTGCAATAAAACCACTCTTAAAGTGGTTTAGTGTGTGAAATTTAACTTATTATCTGTAAGTAATTTTCTGGGAAAGTTATTTGCGGCTCTTTTTTAAGACTTTCTATTTTATCTATAACGGCTTTCTTTTCTGATTCATTGCCATTTTGGTAATGATTTTTCGCCACATTTAAAATCTTCTCCACAGTATCGGAGGTGTTAATTCCAACAGGCTCCGCAGCACTAAGAATCCAATAAATTTCATCATTAAAGCTCTTCATTCTTTTATCCTTCAGGTGATTACCGATTAAACTATGGTACACCTTACAATAAAATAACTAATAGATTTAGCATTAATCCACTGGCACATATTTAATATCGCTAATCTCGTCAGGTGATATATATACCCACGATTCATCGAGTGATGCGATACCGATTAACCCGTTAGTCACACGAGGCTCTTTAGTGGTCATCACGCCTTCGTAGGTTGTGCCGTCTTTCTTCGTTGCTATTACGTGATATTTTTCTGACATGATTACTCTCTGTGAGTTGCCGATCTTAATTTGTATTCATCATATGGAATATATGCTTTCCCAGTGTTTACATAGCAATAAAATCCACCCATTTTTGTTTCAATTCCGGTGATATTCTGATACTGATTACACTGATATGAATTAACGCCATACATCACCCCAAAGGTGAGCGTAAAACAAAGCAAGATAGTTACAGTGAAAATGGTTAAAACCTCAATTAGACATGACTTGAAATCATCATTCATAAATAGGTATCCTTTAAATTTCTTCAAACTGTGTATTAATAGTCACACCGTGTTTAACGATAAATTGACTAACAATGGATGGGTTAGGCTCAACGAAAAATACCAATGAGAACAAATGTAGGCATTCAACGTAGTAAGGCACTCACCACTTCATTTTTATGGTTGCTACCATTCTTCCTGTTTTCATATTCCCCCCAATAAAAAAGGCCACTAGGGCCTATTCATCGTTAAATGTTAATTAAATCAATTGGCTCAGTTTTGAGCTGTGTAATATTTATTGCTTTTCATGATTTAATAACTTGCCACCGCCAACTAAACCTAATGCCATTTGGCTAATGTCACCTATTAACTTTTCAGCACGGTTTAAGATAGCTAAATCATCTTGACGTTTGCGTAATCGGCGACCTGCATCACTTGAATCTTCATCAGAAGCTTTTCTTGCCACGGCTAGCATGTGTTGTAATTGCTGGATGGTAAATCCAAATCCTGATTCAGCTTCTAGCTCAGTCATATGATCGAACACTTGTGCTTGAAGCTCGTAGCTGTAACTCATAGCCATCAAACAAGCTTCACGCTTAGGGAATTTACAACACGGGTATGATCGACCTTTGTTGTCGATGTAATCGGCGTAAAATTTCGCTGATTGATTTTCACCCAACACTTTAGGTACTTTCCTTAAAAAGTCTTTATGCTGTAATTTTCTATACTTCTTGCATGGGAAACTTAACCCTTCTGTCTCAGCCTTTGCCTTTCTATCTGCATTGATGTAATCAACCATTTCTAAACTAGTCATGGTTGGTTGTTCAGATGCGGCATTATTGATGACTGATAATTTTGTCATGATACTGTCCTTACTTAGTAATGAACCCTTGCCACATAGGAAACCAGCCCATCGAAGCAGTATCAGCTATAACTGATCTCCTCAAAGGCTCATTCCTAAATAACGGTTCGATGTTTTTAGATGTGTGTGCATGTGGCGCACAGGGTGAAATGCGTAGAGTTCGCAGCTTAGCGATACACAGCTAAGCCACTTCTAGTCTGTTCCTAGCAGTCAAGATATGATCACTCTCCTTAATGGATAAACGATTTATCTAACCAAACTGGTATATATACTTACTTAAGCTATACTAAGTAATCATCGCTATACTTTGATTGATATCTTGTTAGTTTGCCCACGCCCCATGCTGGGCTTTTTTTATTCTTTTGGAATGCTTTTATCCAGTTCTTCACGGAATTCAGTTGGGTTATCGAAACCTTGTGCTGCCATGATATTTCTCCATTAAAAAGCCCCGCTATTGAGCGAGGTTTGTTTTGTTCTGCCTTATTGTTTGTCACTTAATTAGTGAAGCTGCGTATTCGATTAGATATAACTTCGGAGCTATTAGTATTTTCAGCCAAAAATTTAAGCTCACAACTGAAATGAGCACACCAATAAAAAGCAAACCAAGTGGAAATGGTGTTCTAATGAAATCATACGAAATTGAACTCAGATTAAATCGAGCATCTCCATCATAATAAGTCCATAAAGCACCTTTTCGACGCTGACGACCAGCCCATACGGGAATAAATATAGCGAATGCAATAGTCGCCAAGCCAAAAGCAAACCAAATGATACCCATCGCCATCTTCCATGCTAATAACTGACTAATCACTTCAGGAATTTGCGCCTGACTAAATGCCACCGCAGAATCGATACCACTAGATGCCTTTTCCAGTAAATCAATCAGCACCTTTGATGCTTGCTCGCTCATCGTAAACACTCCGTTTTAATGTAATCCTGTAAATACAAAGTTTGCTGTTCGTTCTCGACTATCATTTCTCTGAGACGTAGATAATCTTGTTCAACTGCTTTGTTAAGTCGTGCGGTGGCTTCATCGCTTCCGCTTTCGGTGGAATTCTTGGTAACTGTTGGACACTCGGCTTTGACGTACACCCGCTTAGAGCCAGAGCTAACAGCATCACGAAGAGTGTTGATTTCATTCTTTGCACTGGCTAACTCCTGTGAGTGACGAATATCGAGTTGATTTAATCGAGTGATACGGGCTTG